GTAAGTTTCTGACGATACACTTGTCTAAATGGCTTTTATTGTAGTAGTGTCTCATTGGGTGACCCTTTGGCATAATCCAGTAGTCGTCTACATCACAAATTACTTTGATTCCTTTCGCCTTTAGTTTCATATAAGCTTCTTCTGGCTGCATCTTATGTGAAATGTTACGGTTATATATTACGTGGGTGACTCCTTCTAACTGCTCAAAAAACAAATCGTCTTTGTTATCTAAGCAAACTACATCAATGCCATAATCTTTGTGCATCTTAGCCATTGGAACTATCAGCCTATGATATGACACACCGCTTATACTCCTGACTATGATAGCCACCTTTATTTTATTCTCGTACATTATTTTGAATTCTTTTTTTGCTTTGGCATAATCACTTTTTAAAGTGCGGTAGCCTATTGACGCCCCCTTGTGTATCTGTGTGAGATTGTCTCCGTTGTATATAGCTTTTAAAATGTTTCCGTGGTAGTGTCCCATCTTCTCAAGCACCTCACTGACCTCATCGTTGCTGCTGCTCTCGTGGTCAAAGTATGGGTCTTTCTTATTGTACTTCTTTATCCACTGGTTACGCATTACCATAGCAAAAAAGCCAGCGATATTATCCACTGGCTTCTTGGTTAAGCATATCTCAAAAGCGATAGAAACTAATTCGTCTGCCTCTTCCTTGTTAGATGTTAGCCTTAGTGCATAGTCTCGTATGCTCTTATCAAAATATACTTGCTCTAGGGTCATAGATTAAAATGGGAGTGCATCAGTTTCTTTAAATGCGTCTACACTTCCTGATGATTGGCTTTCTCCTTTGGGTGTAGGTTTCCAAGTGTCTAATTCTACATAAGGCTTTCCGCTTTTGCCTACGTGTACATTTAGGTTTAGCCATCCTTTGTCGGTGTGTTCATTGATAAACTTGATAGCATCCTCAGACTTTAGACTTAGACTACCTACCACCCACTCAGGCGAATCAGGTTTCATCTTAAACATAAAACCTTCTGCAAACACTTTTTCTTTTTTTTCGTTACTCATTTTTACTTAATTTGAATTTTAGTTGCTCTATTAATAATTTCATTCGGTCTACTTTACCAAACAAATTCCAAGACTGACCGAGCGAGTCAAGCTCTTTTTGTAGCTCCTCTAGTTCTTGCATATTTCCTTAATCAATTTTATATCTGTAAGCCTCCAAAGTAGTCTATCATTATGAAGTATCTTATGGTTATTCATAAGCCTAGCAAATAAAGTTTCCTTGTCTGCTATACTGCCAAATACTCCTGCTGTTATTGTCTTACCTGCTTTAGTGGCGGTTACTTCGTATAGTCCTTTCATAATCTACTTTGGTTATCGTGCTTTATGTGGCACGCTCTGCATCTTATTTTTATATTTGTATGGTCATAAGCCAGCTCACTCCTTCTAGTTTTCTGTGCCTCGTCTACACTTATATTGTGGGAACAATCAAGATATACCCCACTAGACACTAAGCAATCTACGCAAAAGTTATACCCAAACTCATAAAACTGTAAATCTAAAGCGACTTTTTTAGCTCCTACCGTATATCTGTCAATCTTAGACTTCGATATTCTCTGTCCGTCAGATGTATAATAGTGATTCATTGTTGCAAATATATTTTTTTATTTGATAAAATCAATACTTACTTATTTTAATATGCCAGTTTGCCTTGTCAAGTCTAGCCTGCAAGTCTAATGATGTCATAAGCGTTCTGTGATACTCCTCTTCCATATCGTTAAACTCTGTTTGCATAGCCACACAGTGCATCACTAGGTTATCTAGCACCTCTATGCGTTCACTAGCTTCGTCCTTTCCTTTGCCGTTATACTTTTGGAGCTTTACTTTCATTTGATTTATCACGCTCTTTGCTTTTTTTATAGGCGGCTTAAACTCCGCTATTAGTTTCTTGATTTCTTTTTGAGTTCTCATAATTGGAATAAATCTGTTTGCTTAGAGTTGTTTTGTTTCATTGTGCCTAGTGCTGTTTCTAGTATTGTTTTACCTACTTCGTAGTCTACCAAGTTTCTAGCAACTTTATCTCTTCTTTGATTTCCCTTGTATTTAAAAAAATCGTAATCGTGAAATTCACAAAGAGTTTTAACCTCATTATCCATACTACATAAAATACCTCCAAGCTTTCGCTCTCCTACGTTTGTTGGTAAATTAAAATTAGTCCAATATAAATGCCTACCTCTTTTTTTAGCCACTATTAAAGGTTCGTAATATGGTATTACATTTTCAACTACATATTTTCCATCGAAATGATTGTCTAAGAAAATAATTTCCTCATATAACTTCATATCTGGAAACATAGGTTTAAAAGCTTTTGTTGTTTTTTGAGTCATTCTAACCTTACTATGCGTTGGGCAAGGTGGGGAACTCCATATAAAATCAAACTCTTTGTAGTGTTCGAGTAGATACTGGTGTGCATCTGCTACTATTACAGTATCATTAGAAAAACGTTCTTGATATAGCCTAGCAAGCTCAGGGTCTAACTCCACGGCGGTTACTTCTATATCTGCTACTTCGTCCCACTTTGCCCTATTACCACCAAGACACGCATACAAATTAAGTATCTTATATTTATTTTCTTTTAATTTCATTGTTTTCAAATCTTTTTTGTTATGCAAATATAGTATAATTATTTAATACTAAAAAGGTTCGTTTTCTAAATCTACTGTTCCGAATATATTTTTTATCGGGTCTTTTACTTTCTCTTCATTACCATAAGCGTACGTCTTTACGCTCTCCACTACATCATACTCATAGTACCTCTGCTTATTCCAGTCCATCCATAGGCTGCAATCTCCTAGCCTGCCGTAGTGTTTAGGCTTTACTTTGTCAATGTATATCTGATAAGGTTGGTCGTTATCCTTGCTATCCTTGTGGACTACCATTATATTCTTACCGTTATTATTCCACTCAGAGCCTCCCATCAAATCATATACGCTCGGTTTCTTTACATTGCCATCCTTGACCGCTTTAGGGTCGGGGTTCTTAGGGTGTATAATTGTGAAGGCGTGCATCTTGTTTATATCAAAGAATCTATTTCTAAGGCTTAGTATCTTCCTGAGATAGTCGGGGCTTGTAGGCTCTCCTTTGTGTGTCATATAATTCCAAGAGTCTATTACTGCACTATTGCAGCCTTGCTCTTTTGCTATATTCCAAAACTCCTCTGGTTCTAAGCTATGCTCTGAGCTAATAAACTTAAACTTATCGCTCAAAAAAGCCGAGTTCTTGACGATGTCCTTCTCCGTAATAGCATTATCATAGTGCTGGTCAAACGTTTTCCCCGTGAGTTTGTGCATCAGATTACTTAATACTTCCACATCGCTACCGTCATCAGGCATATACAGGCAATGCCTCCATCCTTCGTTAATTGTTAAGCCCATTATAATCTCTTTAAGTACTAAAGACTTTCCGTAGAAGGGGTAGCCCGTAATGTCTGTGCATCCGCCTTTAGCAAATGTAAGGTTGTCATCAAAAGACTTTAACCCTACCTTGCTACCTTCGGGCAGTCCGTACTTTTGCAAGTGCATAAGCTGGTCTATTATTTCGCTGCTCTTTTTTATCATATCAAAATAGCTTTAGTTGTTTCTTGTGTTGCTCTAGTCTCTTCATAGCTGCATCAAAGTACTCTGTGTCTAGTTCGCAAGCGGTTAGGTCATATCCTAAGTTATGGCAGGATATAGCTATACTACCAGAGCCTAAGTGGGTATCTAGTATTTTGTTTCCAGTTTCAGCATAGTTTTTTAATAACCATTCATACAATGCTATTGGCTTTTGAGTGGGGTGTATTCTTTCACATTCTACGACATAAAACCCACGTTTTCCTATTTGCTTATGCCTATAAATATAACTTCCTTTATCGGTGCTGCACCATGCTAATTCAGACTTCCAAAGACCATTTCTTGCAGTATCTTTTTTGTCCCATACTATCATGGATTTTGTAGCACCCAAATAATCAAGAAAGAAATTACCTCCCCAAATTATTTGATTTTTAGATACTCTTTTTAGTTCATCAAAATATTCTTTAGGTGGGATATTAGCATCCCATTTCTTATCATCTTTATTAAAAACAGAAT